GGCTGTCTTACACAAGGGGTTTAGACAGGTATTATGGTCTTTTAGAGTTAGCGATAGAAGCTGGTATTTTTAAATCAGTATCTACTCGTATAGAGTTGCCTGATGGAACTAAAACATTTGGTAAGACTATCAATAATGATCCTGAAAAATATTATAGTGAAGAAGTAATGCAACAGTTAGACACATTCGCTCAAGAAAAGTTTTGTTATGGATAATCTTATTAGAGTTTATGATGATGTGATAGATGCAGAATCATGTCAGAAATTAATAGAAAAGTTTGAGAGCTTTGAAGATCGCCTTGAAGAAGTCTATGAGAAAGATGACGAGTATGCTATTTCTTTTAAACAATTACAGATGGTTAAGTTTAAAGAATGGGAGTCAATTCAACAGGGTTTATTGGAGATGTTTCAAGAATATATTATGAGATATAAAATTGATAATTCTATCCGACTTAAACAATGGCCAGAAGAATATGGTTATGAAGCTATTAGAATGAAACGATATCTTAATAATGATTCTGATAGATTTGATCCGCACGTTGATGTATTAGACTACCACACCTCCCGAAGATTCTTAGCATTTTTTATCTATGTTAATGATGTTGAGGTAGGTGGTGAAACAAAGTTTTTAAATTTCTATAAGCCAGGTACTTATATACCTTTTACTGTTACACCAAAACGAGGACGACTGTTGATGTTCCCTCCTATGTGGCCGTGGTATCACGCCGGCCTTAAATCGGAGTCAGGGAACAAATATCTTATACATTCGTATTGTCATTATGCCTAATCATCCAAGTTATCATTACGTTACTCATCGGGATACCGAAGAGCAAGCCTATAGAATAAACGAAGGTAAGTTTTCGGGTGTAGTGTGGCTCTATGCCAATGTAAAGTTTCCTATCTATAATGATCTAGGTGAGATGGTATCACCAGAAGATGCTGAGAAAATTCCCTTGACATTTGATATAGATGTGTTGTATAATCCTACTGATGAAGATTTAACTGACGGTGAGTTTCAGAATACCGTTGGTAATATATTAATGAATATTATTGATGAAAGTTTAGAGTATGACCAAATTGAATTTAGAACAGACGATTCTATCTAATCTGATTTCCAGTCCAGATTATACTAGAAAAGTAATTCCATATCTTAAAGAGGAATATTTCCAGGACACTACAGAGAGAGTAGTGTTTAAAACTATAGCGTTGTATGTAGATAGATATAAATCTCCACCGGACGATAGGGAGATTATAAAATTAGATTTACAGAAAGCTACTTTAAATGAAGAACAGTATAAGGTAGCACAAGAGTATGTGGATAATTTATCTTCTTATATTTCAGAAGAACAGTTTGAATGGTTAATAGATGAAACTGAGAAGTGGTGTAAAGACAAGGCAATCTATAATGCAATTTTAAATGGTATTCATATTATAGATGGTAAATCTAAAGATCAAACTCCAGATGCTTTACCCGAAATATTAACTGATGCATTATCGGTATCATTTGATACACATATCGGCCATGATTATATGGAACAATATGATGAACGATATGATTACTACCATGAAGTAGAGGAAAAGATTCCGTTTGATTTAGAGTTCTTTAATAAGATAACCAAAGGTGGTTTACCAAACAAGACATTAAATATTTGTCTTGCTGGTACAGGTGTGGGTAAATCATTATTCATGTGCCATGTTGCAGCGGCTACATTGTTGCAAGGTAAGAATGTATTGTATATCACATTGGAGATGGCAGAGAAAAAGATTGCAGAACGTATAGATGCAAACTTGATGAACATATCTCTGACAGATTTACATGATCTGCCTCGACGTATGTTTGAGAGTAGAATAGAAAAGATACAAAAGAAAACGCAGGGTAAACTTATCATTAAAGAGTACCCCACAGCGTCTGCTCATTGTGGTCATTTTAGATCATTACATAATGAGTTGATGCTCAAGAAATCTTTTAAGCCAGACATTATCTTTGTAGATTATCTTAACATCTGTGCATCTCAGAGATTTAGATATGGTAGTAATGTAAACTCTTACACATACATCAAAGGTATTGCAGAGGAGATGAGAGGTCTAGCCGTAGAATTGAATGTTCCATTTGTATCGGCAACACAGACTACACGACAGGGGTTCACATCAACTGATATAGGACTTGAAGATACATCTGAATCGTTTGGTTTGCCAGCCACAGCAGATTTAATGTTTGCATTGATCTCAACTGAGGAGTTAGAAGGGTTGAATCAGATGTTAGTTAAACAATTAAAGAATCGTTATAATGATCCGACAGTAAATAAGAGATTCATTATAGGTGTTGAACGAGCGAAGATGAAACTGTATGATGTATCACAGTCAGCTCAACAAGACTTGGTTGACACCGGCCAAGAAGATACTGATATGGCTGAAGTGGAGGATAGGTTTAAAGATTTTAAAGTTTAATGTAGCATAAATATTAGCATGGAATCTTTGAAAGAATATTATTTATTGACAGAAGATACAACAGCATCAACATACTTTGAAGGTGTGATAATTGACTGTTGGAATCTGCGTAAAATGAGCGAGGCTCAATTTAAAAAGAAAATTTTACTACAGACTAATGTAAAGAAGTTCATTGAAGTTGCAGACAAACAATGGACCGCAGTCTTTCCTTATAAGAGAGCCAATAACCAAAGAGATAAAAAAGCTACGGCTGCTCTTAAACAATCCTTCTGGCATTTCGCCCAACTCTGTAAAGAAAAAATTAAATCTAGTGGTAAGGCAGGCCCAGCTGGTCAGTCTTATCCTGGAGTGTCTCCATTTTGGAAAGAAGAAACAGGTAAGGGTAAAGATACATCTAAAGCTGATATAGTTATTGGTAAAGATCAAGTATCAGTGAAGGGCCCGAAGGCTCTCCTGATGTCCGGTGAACAGAAAGAGTCACGGGCTACAGTTCTTTCAGCTTTGGACCAAGCTGGGGTGCAGGGTAAACTAAAGAAAGAATTACTTGGCTATGTAGATAGTTTTGTAACTTCAACTAGAACAATAGGGGCACAGTATACATCTGATGCACTGAGAAAGGCAGACCCTAAAGAATTAGAGTCTGGCGATAAATCATTACTGCAACAGAAAAAGATTGCTTCGATGGCAGAAGGTAATGCTGCTGCACGAAAAATTCTTGATGACCAAGAGAAGTTAAAGGGCTCCATAGAAGATGGTTTCCAGCGAGCCTTTAACAATAAGGCAGTTGGTTTAGGATTTGCATGGGAGTCTATGACTGGCTGGGAAAAGTTTGGTGGTAAAACTTTTGATGATCCAGGTGACGATGTTGGTCGAGCCAATGTCATGTTAGCCTGGGATTATTCTATGAGAGCTTTACAGTATCATAAGATCCAACAGACAGGTCCTTACACATCTAAAGTGGCTAAAGAAATGAAGATGACAGCCAATATGAAAAGTAGTTCATACAGTAGAAAAGTAGATGGGGTAAAGCAGAAACTTGGTTATTCGTTTTATCAGACTGTACGATTGACAGTTAGTACTGCATTTAAAAAGACTGATGAATTAAATGAAGCCTACTTTGATGCAGTAGAAAAACAACATAACTTATTGATGGAAGGTGAGATCAGTGAAGCCAAATTAAAAGCTGTACTTCAAAAGATGTGGGATTGGTTTATTGCTAAAGTTAAGAAGATATGGAATTGGGTGATGGTAGAGATCACCAAATTACGAACTGCTATAGTAGAACTATTTGATGAGGGTGTTCAGTTTGTGATGAACGCTTTTGAAACTGATGTGTATGTGAGAGTGAATACTACTGTCAGGACTCTCTGATGGCTACACCATTATCTCCTAGTGTATTAAGTGGTAAGGCTAGTAAGGGTCAGTTTAAAGGTTTAAAAAGAACTGAAATTATTAAGAAGAAAATTAAAGCTGGTTTACCTTTCACATTAGTAGATGGTACTTCTATTAAATTTACAAAATATACACCGGGCACTAAAGTATTTACTGCTGCAAATCGTCAGACTTATCCACTCAATCAAGTTATTAAAGATGAAGATTTGGGTGGGCAACCAGATAAGAAGGCAGCCGAAGGAGAATTAAAATTAGGGGGAACAATAACAGAAGGATTATCTGAAGGTTTCTTTTGTGTTTATCTAGCTTTGTTAATAGCTGGTAAGTTATCTAATTTTTCTCCAGCAGATTTAAAATCTAGTAGTGGAGATTATACATTAAATAAATTTAAAGCTTGGTGCTCTTCACAAGGCATTAGTACTATGCTTAAGTATCAATTATTAGATACACAGTTCACTAAAGAATGTAGACATTATTATCGGTATCTTATTACTAAAAAGGGTAGGGGTACGATGGATGATGTATTTAGAGAACAGGCAAAGTCCTTTGACTCAGCTAGAAATGTATCATTGGATAGTGGATTCTTTTTACAAAGGCAGGGTATGTTAAAAGAAACTGGAGCTGATCCGTATGAAGTTTTTGCTATGTTATCAAAGAAGATAAAGGGGGAATATCATTTACCTTCAGCTCCTAAAGATGATAAATGGAATCCCGGAGATGTATGGGCATTAAATAGATATGCCATTAATGAATTAGCAGCTTGTTCTCAAACTGCACGGGATAAAGCAGGAGCTCCAGGTCCATATCAAGTTGGAGTTTTAAATGATTTAAATGAGTGTGTACAAAGATTATGGGAAGAAAAAAATTTATATCCTATTTCTCTTAAACTGCCTGGAGGTCATGTACATATTACTTTAGAAAATGAAAAAGGACCTAAAGCGTTAGCAAAGGTTATTAGATTTGAAAAGATTAAGTTAGCAAATTCAAATCAAGATATACAAATATATTTTGATGTAGATTATGTAGAAATGGGAAGTAGAAAGATGGTAGAACAATCTGCTTTCAAATTAAAATTAAAAACTAAGACACGCTCAGGCGGGCATCGCTTTGAAATTGAAAGCCAGAGGGGTGGTGGTGCTAGATATGGTACTGTTGGTATGGGATCTCAAGAATATATTGTACACAATACTGCACCCGGAGGTGTTAGTAACTTAAATAAATTTAGAGATGAACATCCTGATTTAAAGGACAGTGGTTATTTAGATACATCTGAACCTAGCAAATGGATTAATGCAGATGAGATGACTAAAAAATGGCGAGAGAACGACCAACAATTTTTACAAGATATACAACCTTACTTTGAAGAAATGTATAATCTTATTGGGGAAGGTGGTAATCCTATTCCTGGTAAAAAACCAGAATGGTATTTAAATAAAGCTCACTCAGCTGAAATAGGAATGTTGATTAATGGTATTCAAAGTACACTGGTAAAAAGTCAAGTGGTTCAAAATATATATGATATAGCTAATTCACAAAAATTTGCTGTAGGATTAACACCCCAAAGATTGAAAACTTTTAAAGAGAAAAAAAGAGGGAATGGGTGTAAAGAATTAGAAGAAATTGATCCCAGTAATATGACTGCTTTTAAAGTTTTATTTGAATCTAGCCTACACTATGTAGTTAAATAACTATATAAGAATATTATAATGCAGATGTTGACAACACTATCCAGATATGTTATAATAATAGTACGATGAAAAAACTATCCACATTCCTAACAGAAGATAAAAATACTCACCTTGAGCATCTTGAGGATGATATTTTGAATAATGGTATGGCCGGTGGTCAGAACGCCATTAACTTTTTATCTTCCCTGTCTGATATGTTACAGGGCTCCAGTAAACGTAAGATGAATGTAACAGTCAAGTGGGATGGTAAGCCTGCAATCTTTGCTGGTACGAATCCAGAGAATGGTAAGTTCTTTGTTGGTGGTAAACA